GTGCGCATCTCGGGCGAGGCGACGGACGGCGTCCGCGCGATCCACCACCTCAAGCTCTTCCACCCGACCAACGACCACTACGGCCTCTCGCCGCTCGAAGCCGCCGCCCAGGCCATCGACCTGCACAACACCGCGTCCCGCTGGAACAAAGCGCTGCTCGATAACTCGGCGCGTCCCTCCGGCGCCATCGTCTATACGGCGCGCGACGGCAACCCCACCTCCGAGCAGATCGAGCGGTCCTGCCGAAGGCGGGCAACCAACCTCGTTCCTCACCGACGTCGTGCCGGAGGCGCGCCAGTAAAACGAGAAACGCACGCTGGCCGGCTTCTCGCTAAGGCCCGCTCTCGCCAGCCGCTTTGCTTTGTCGTTGTCGCAACGTCGCGCTGATCAGTCGTGTCATGCGGGGCGAGCGGATTACAGGCCCATACCCGTCTGGCGGGATGCCAATCGGACTATTCGGCAATTCGCCTGAATAACCTCGGACCTCGCCTGCCGAGCCGCATTCCGCAGTCAATCCACATCCTCTGGAGCACCCCATGCAGCACCCGACCGAGGCGGTTTTCACCGCGCTCGACTTGAAATCCATTGCCGATGACGGGGCGTTCGAGGGTTATGCCTCTGTGTTCGGGCGTGAGGACCTCGGCCGCGACGTCATTGCGCCAGGTGCCTTCCGTGACAGTCTCGCCGCAAAAGGCGCGGGCGGCATCCGACTTCTCTTCCAGCACAATCCGGCCGAGCCGATCGGCCGGTGGGAGGAGCTGAAGGAGGACGGGAAAGGGCTTTTTGCGCGCGGCCGGCTCACTATCGAAGTCGCGCGAGCCCGAGAGGTGCTGTCGCTGATGCGCTCCGGCGCCATCGATGGCCTGTCGATCGGCTTTCGTGCGCTCAAGGCGCATCGCGACCGCGCGCGCGGCATCCGCCGGATCGACAAGGTCGATCTCTGGGAGATCTCCATCGTCACCTTTCCGATGCTGCCCGATGCCCGCATCCGCAGCGTCAAGCAACGTCCGTTCGCAGGTCGCCTGCCGACGGAACGCGAGTTGGAGCGCTGGCTCACGCAGGACGCTGGGCTGTCGCGTTCCGAGGCACGGGCGCTTTTGCGCGACGGCCTCAAAGGTCTTGGCCGCACGCGGGATGCTGCTGCCGGCCTACCCGAGGAGGCCCGCCTCGCCGAGCGCATCGCCTCGGTTGCGCGCCTCCTCCGCACGTCCCCTCACCATCACAGGATCATCTGACATCATGCACGATACATTCGAAACCAAAGGTACGGGCGATCTCGGCCTGGCCATCGACGATCTGGCGCGCGCCTTCGAGGTCTACAAGGAGAGCAACGACGAGGCGCTCGCCGAGATCAAGTCGCGTGGCGCCACCGACGCCGTCACGGCCGACAAGCTCTCCCGCCTCGACCGCGCGCTCGACGAGCTTTCGCTCAAGGCCCGCCGCCCGCACCTCGGCGGTGTGGGTGCACAGGCCTCGCACACGGATCTGGCACACAAATCGGCGTTCGACACCTACGTCCGCAGAGGCGAGACGGCTGATCTTGCCGCGATCGAGGCGAAGGCACTTTCGGTCGGCATCGGAGCCGACGGCGGTTTTCTGGTTCCGAGCCAGACGGAGCAGACGGTCAATCGGGCCTTGAAGGACATCTCGCCCATACGCGCCATCGCAAGCGTGCGCCAGGTCTCGGGTTCCGTCTTCAAGAAACCGTTTTCGCTGACCGGCCCGGGAACGGGATGGGTCGGGGAGACGGCGGCGCGACCCGAAACGACATCGCCGACGCTCGCCGAGCTCTCGTTTCCGACCATGGAGCTTTACGCGATGCCTGCGGCAACGCCATCGCTCCTCGACGATGCCGCTGTCGATATCGACGAATGGATCGCCGACGAGGTGCGTATCGCCTTCGCCGAGCAGGAGGGGACGGCCTTCACGACCGGCAATGGCGTCAACAAGCCCAAGGGCTTCCTCGACTACACCAAGGTTGCCAATGCGTCGTGGACGTGGGGCAATATCGGCTTCATTGCCACCGGTGTCGCCGGTGCTTTCCCGGCCGTGAACCCGACCGACAGGTTGATCGACCTCGCCTATGCCGTGCGGAGTGCCTATCGGGCTAACGCGCACTTCGTCATGAATCGGGCGACTCAAGCGGCGATCCGCAAGTTCAAGGATGCCGACGGCAACTACATCTGGCAACCGGCGGCGCGGCCGGGAGAGGCGTCGATGCTGCTGGGCCACCCCGTCGCGGAGTCGGAGGACATGCCGTCGATTGCCACCGACAGCTATTCCATCGCGTTCGGTGATTTCCGGCGCGGCTATCTCGTCGTCGACCGTGTCGGCATCCGGGTGCTGCGCGACCCCTACTCGTCCAAGCCCTACGTGCTTTTCTACACAACGAAGCGCGTCGGTGGCGGCGTGCAGGACTTCAACGCCATCAAGCTTCTGAAGTTCGGGGTCTAGTTCGCGTTCCTAGGAGCGCGGGGCTCAGGCTGCACGAGAGTGCAGCCCGAGCCGTCCCCACTCGCTGTCCTTTCCTGATCCTTTCCTCCGGAAGCAGATCCCTGACATGTCCCTCGTCATGACGAGCGGGCCCGCGCTCGAGCCAGTTTCACTGGCCGAGGCGAAAGCCCATCTGCGCGTCGACGGTACGGCCGAGGATGCCCTCATCCAAAGCCTGATCGTCACGTCGCGCCTGCACATCGAGGCGGCCCTCGGCCTCGCCCTTATCACGCAGAGCTGGTCGTACTTTCTCGACCGTTGGCCCAAAGCCGGACGACTGGTGCTGCCCTTGAGACCGGTGGCGGCGATCAGTCATGTGCGCGTGTGGAGCGAGGAGGGAGCGGCCGAGACACTCGCCCTGTCTCATTTCCTGCTCGACGGGCACGGCATGCCGCCTCGACTGGTGGCGTTGTCCGGCGCGCTGCCGCTTGCTCCCGGGCGCGTTGCCAACGGCATCGAGGTCGCCTTCTCCGCCGGCTTCGGCGCGGCGCCGACCGATGTGCCGGCCACGATCCGCCATGCGCTGCTGCTGCTGGTCGCGCACTGGTACGAGCATCGCGAGCCGGTCGAGATCGGTGTCGGCGTGAATGCGGTTCCGGCGATGGTCGCAGATCTGCTCGCACCCTATCGGCGGAGGCGGTTGTGAGCGGGTCGCGCATCGGTGCGCTGCGCCACCGCATCGTGCTGGAGGCCGCTGCCAGAGCTGCCGATGGCGGCGGCGGTGCGGTCGTCACCTGGTTGCCGGTCGCCGAAGCCTGGGCCTCGATCACACCGTCGACAGGGGCCGAGACGATCGTCGCCGATGCCCTTGCTGGGCGGATCACGCATGAAGTCGTCGTCCGTCACCGCGCTGATCTGGTGCCCGCGATGCGGTTTCGCTATGGCGCTCGTGTCTTCGAGATCACGGCGGTTCTCGACGTCGACGAGCGTCGGCGCCTGTCGCGCTGCCTTTGCCGGGAGGAACTGTTGTGAGTGCCATTCTGCGCATGCTCCCGTCCCTACTCAGGCGCGTGATCGTCCCGATGCTTGTTGCAATCGTCGAGCGTGTTGCAGCGCGCATCAGACGCCAGAACGGTCGGAGGAGCTGACCATGCCGAGTTCGAGCTGGGCGCTGCAGAAGTCGATCTACGAGACACTGGCCGTCGATGCGGGTGTGCTTGGCCTTCTCGGCGGCGCTCGCATCTACGACGACGCGCCGCAGCGGAGCGCGTTTCCCTACCTCACGCTCGGGCAGTCGACGCTGCGCGACTGGAGTACGGGGAGCGAGGACGGGGACGAGCATCTGTTGACGCTCCACGTCTGGTCGCGGGCCGATGGGCGGCGGGAGGCGCACGAGATCATGCAGGCCCTCCGCGATGCCCTGCACGAACGGGCGCTCGCCCTCGAGGGCCATCGCCTGGTCAACCTGCGCCACGAGCTCTCGGAGGCGCGGCGCGAGCCGGACGGCGAGACTTACCACGGCATCGTGCGGCTTAGGGCCGTGACCGAGCCGATCTAGCGAGATCGACGACAGGCGCCGTCGCCGCCGCTCGCCGTCTTTTTGGAAACCATTTCAAGTTCAGGAAAACGCCATGGCAGCGCAGAGAGGCAAGGACCTTCTGCTGAAGGTCGATGCCGACGGGTCCGGATCGTTCACGACGGTCGCGGGTCTGAGATCGCGGGCGATCTCGTTCAACACCGAGACTGTCGACATCACGCATTCGGAATCGGCTGGCCGGTGGCGCGAGTTGCTGTCGGGGGCGGGCGCCAAGTCGGCACGAGTGACCGGTGCCGGAATCTTCAAGGATGCCGCGTCCGACGAGATCGTTCGCGGCTACGTTTTCGCCGGCAGCATACGCGACTGGCAGATCGCGGTGCCGGACTTCGGCGTCGTTACGGGGCTGTTCCAGATCACCGCTTTCGAGATCTCGGGGCGGCACGACGGAGAGGTCACCTTCGACATCACGCTCGAGTCCGCTGGCGAGCTGACGTTCGCCGCCGCTTGAGATCTCAGACAGGAAAATCATCTCATGACCAATCTGCACAGAGGCGAGATCGAGGCCGTTCTCGACGGGCGGCCTACGACCCTCTGCCTGACGCTCGGCGCTCTCGCCGAACTCGAGGCTGCCTTCGGTGACGATGATCTGCTGTCGCTAGCCGATCGCTTCTCGTCGGGTCGCCTGTCGGCGCGCGATGCCATCCGGATTCTCGGGGCGGGCCTGCGCGGGGCGGGCCATGATCTCGCCGACACCGACGTGGCGCGCCTCAAGGCTGACGGCGGCGCGGCGGGCTACGTCGAGGTGGTCGCACGCCTCCTCACCGCGACGTTCGGTTCGAGCGACGACGCACCGTCCGCCGGGTACGGGAGCGTCCCGGCCGGTGACCAGCTCTCGCCGAGCGGGGCGCGTGATCCTGGCCCTTTCCCTGGTCGGAGGTGATGGCGGCCGGCCTCGGTCTCCTCCGTCTTCCGCCGGCCCAGTTCTGGTCGATGACGCCGCGCGAGCTTGCGGCAGCGTTGCGGGGCGGCCTTGGGCTCGGTCCCCGCACGCCCATCGGTCGAGGCGATCTCACGCGCCTGATGGACCGCTTTCCGGACCGCAATTGATCGGTGTGGCCCATCCACTCTCAAAGGACATCTCATGCCCGATAACGCTCTGACGCCAGATCCAGCACCAAGCACCGGCGAGATCGGCGCGCTCCGTCGCGAGGTCGACGGCCTTGTCGAAAGCCAGCGTCTCTACAACGCGACGCTCGAGAGTTCCGATCGCATCGGGCGACAGTTCGGCCGGACTCTGACCAACGCCTTCATCGGCCTCGCCGTGCAGGGAAAGGGCTTCGGCGCTGTCCTGAACACTCTCGTCGCGAGCCTTTCGAGGATCGCCCTGCGTGCCGCCTTCAAGCCACTCGAGACGGCCTTCGGGAGTGCCCTGCAGTCGCTGATATCGGCGCCGCCACTCTTCAGCGGCGCCAGTGTTGCGGCGCCTTCGGGCTTTCCGGTCTCGGCTGGCGTGCCGGTCAGCGGTGGCCTCGTTTCGAGCAGCGCTGTAGCTGGCAGCTTTGCTTCGCCGAGCAGCATGGTGGCGGCCGCTCCGAGCGTGGTGCTCAACGTCACGACGCCGGATGCGGAGAGCTTCCGGCGGTCGGAAACCCAGATCGCGGCGTTGCTCGCGCGCGCCGTCGGTCAGGGGCAGAGGAATCTCTGACGCGAGGCAGCTATCTCGGATAGCCGGGGCTCGAGCCGTATCACCGCATTGCGAGGCAACATGTCGTTCCACGAGATCCGCTTCCCGACCCAGATTTCGCGCGGTGCGACCGGCGGTCCCGAGCGGCGCACCGACGTCGTGGTGCTCGGCTCCGGCTTCGAGGAGAGAAATGCGCGCTGGGCGCATGCGCGTCGCAGCTACAATGCTGGGTATGGTGTCCGCTCCCTCGACGATCTGCACGCCGTCATCGGCTTTTTCGAGGAGCGGCGCGGTCGTCTCTACGGCTTTCGCTGGAAGGACCACGCGGACTGGAAGTCGTGTCCTCCGGAGCAGGCTGTTGCCCCGACGGACCAGGCGCTCGGCGCGGGCGACGGGGCGCAGGTTCTGTTCCCACTGGTCAAGCGGTACGGCTCGCTGCATGCGCCCTACGAGCGGCCCATCGCGAAGCCGGTTGCGGGGACCGTGCGTGTCTCCGTCGATGGGCTCGAAAGGGTCGAGGGTGTCGGCTTCGACATTGATGGCACCACCGGTGTCGTCGCATTCCGCGCCGGGTACGTGCCGCCAATCGGCGCCGTCGTGGCGGCGGGCTTCGAGTTCGATGTTCCTGTCCGCTTCGATACCGACCGCCTCGAAGTCAATCTCGCCGGCTTCCGGCATGGGGCCATCCCGGCCATCCCGATCGTCGAGGTGCGGGTCTGAGTTCATGGCTCAGCTCAGCGTCGCATGTGACGGCGCCCCTCGAGATCCAGGACGTAGAAAGGCCGTGACATGAGACAACTCCCACCCGCCATGCAGGCGGCGCTCGACGGCGGTGCCACCACCTTCTGCTCGTGCTGGCGCATCCTACCGCGTGTCGGCTCGCCGCTCGGCTTCACCGACCACGACCGCGATCTCGCCTTCGATGGCACGACATTCGAAGCCGCGTCAGGTTTCACGGCGAGCGAATTGCGCGAGTCGGTCGGGCTCGCTGTCGACAATCTCGAAGTCGAGAGCGCGCTCATATCGGCGAGGCTCACCGAGGCATCCCTTGCAGCCGGCGACTTCGACGACGCGGTCGTGGAAATCTTTCGTGTCGACTGGATGGATGTCGCCTCGCGTGTGCTCCTGAGACGTGGCTCGCTCGGCGAGGTGCGACGCTCGGGTCATGCCTTTGCCGCCGAGGTTCGGGGGCTCGCCCATTACCTGCAGCAACCGCAAGGGCGTCTGTTCCAGTACGCCTGCGATGCCGAACTCGGTGACGCGCGCTGTGGGATCGATCTGGCGAGCGGGTCCTATCGCGCCAGCGGGATCGTCGTGGCAGGGCTCGGCGACCGTCTGTTCTCGACCGCCGATCTCGCAGTCTTTGCCGATGGCTGGTTCACGCGCGGGCTCCTTACCTTCACGGGAGGGGCCAATGCAGGGCGGGCCGTCGAGGTGAAGCGACACCAGAAGCGGAGTGGAGACGCGACGGTCGAGTTGTGGCAGGCGCCCGGCGCCGCAATCGTTGCCGGGGATGCCTTTGTGATCACCGCCGGTTGCGACAAGCAGCATGCGACGTGCCGTGGAAAGTTTGCCAACGCCGTCAACTATCGGGGCTTCCCCCACATGCCCGGCAACGATTTCCTCGCCTCGCCGCCCATCGGCTGAGGCACACTCCTTCATCTAGGGGGCATCTATGTCCGCACTCTTGCCCATTCGGCGCAGGGAGGTGGTTGCGCACGCGCGCCGATGGATCGGCACGCCCTATCATCACCAGGCGAGCAGGCCGGACGTCGGCGTCGATTGCATCGGCCTCGTGCGCGGCGTGTGGCGTGCGCTCTACGGTGTCGAGCCCGAAGTGCTGCCCGGCTACGGCCGCGATTGGTCTGAGGCGACGGGGCGCGAGACGCTGCTCGAGGCGGCGCGGCGCCATCTCGTCGAGATCGCTCCGGCGGCAGCCCGGCCGGGTGATGTGCTCGTCTTTCGCTATCGCCCGCGCGCCGTCGCCAAGCACGCGGGCATCGTTGGGGAACCGGTCGAGGTCGCAAGCGCGACGTCGGGCCAGCCCGACGGTCGCCTTACGCTCATTCACGCCGTCGAAGGATCACCGGTCAGCGAAGTCGCGCTCATCGGCTGGTGGCGACGGCGGATCGCGGCGGCTTTCTCTTATCCTGGGATCATCGACTGATGGCGACCCTCGCTCTCACCGTTGCCGGTGCCGCCGTCGGTGGCGCACTGTTGCCGGCTGGTATTTCCGTTCTCGGGGCCACGCTGTCGGGAGCCGCAATCGGTTCGCAGATCGGCGCCCTCGCGGGAACGTTCGTCGATCAGGCGTTGTTCGGCGGCAGCGGCCAGGCGCGTGCTGTCGCGGGGCCACGCCTCTCGGATCTGAAGATCACGACGTCGACCGAGGGCGTTGCTATACCGCGGCTCTTCGGACGTGCCCGGCTCGGCGGCCAGGTGTTGTGGGCGACCGATCTCGAGGAGGAGGCCGTCACCAGTGGCGGCGATGGCGGATCCAAGGGGGCTCCGGCCGGCGGCACCGCGAAGGGCCGCACCGACTATCGCTACTATGCCAACTTTGCGGTGGCGCTGTGCGAGGGCCCGATCACCGGCATCGGTCGCGTCTGGGCGGACGGGAAGGAGCTGGATCTCGGACAGCACGTCTGGCGGCTCTACCACGGTAGCGAGGCTCAAGAGCCCGACGGACTGATCGTTGCCCACGAGGGGGCCGATGCAGCGCCAGCCTACCGGGGGGTCGCCTATATCGTCTTCGAGCGCATGGCGCTCGAGACCTTCGGCAACCGGCTGCCACAACTTTCCCTCGAGGTGCACCGATCGGTCGATGCTTTCGAGGATCTGGTCCGCGGCGTC